TGAGCGCAAGAGAGATTTCTTCTTTAATTATTTTTATAAGTTGGTTTTTTGTGAGTTTCATTTCTTTTTTTCCTCTTCGAGCATATAACTCATCCAGTATGGGGCGTAATTGTATCCTGGTCGGATTGAGCCTTTTTCTGATGACTGTGGAACCTCACCAAGCTCTGTTGAATCTTCACCCGTTGGCTCTGTATAATAATCGTCAAGCATTTGCTCGTAATCCTCCATATAATCGTAATGGGGCTTTTCTTCTTTTAGAAATTTGTAAATGTTATAGATTGTGTAGTCAAGAGCGTTGATGTGCTCATCTTTTGACTCAGCGATTACACCTTCGAGCGATCCATAGACGTTTCCTCCCCGAATTGAATCATAGGTTACAATACCCTTTTTCTTCATAAAATTGAAAAATCTATTTTGGACTTCGTAGATCATCTCTGAAAAGTCATTTTTAGCGAAGGTCACAACCTTGCTCTTTTCTGGCATAATAACAATGTCAATCTCCTGATGATCGAAAATCATAATATTTCCATCGAGAGTCTTTCGAGCCTTTAATTCGATCTTGATTAATTCTTGTTGTTTGTGAACCTGTACTGAAATCATTAGTTTTCAATTTCCTTAACTAAGTTTTGAATTTTTAGGACTTCCTGAACCAAGTCATTATCGACCGGCTTTTTCGAAAAGCCATTTAAAATTTCCACCACTCTCTTGGTGCCTTCAAGCATTTCTGGATCTTCCCTAATTTCAGCTAATTTTGCGGCAGCTTGGAGCTTTTCCCTTAACCGGGCGATTTCTTCATTTAAATATATTTTTAGCTCCAGGCCATTATCGGTAAAAGATCCGATATAATGACCTAAAAGCCTCTTTTGTTCGGATAGCAACTCTCCGCTATACTTCTCATTAAATTTTGAAACGAATGTTTTATAAGTAAGATTGTCAATTGGCTTGATGGACGGCGCCGTATACGCCTCCTTCGGAGATGTCATTTTATCTATCATCTGCTTTTCCATCAAAACTCTCTGTTTTGTCTTGGTCCTGAAATCGAAAATTTGGTAAACAGTTGCGACATCGCGGTAATTTGGAATAAAATTAGAAAAAACATTTGGAGACACCAATTTATTGATTTTATCAATTACTTCAGTTTGTTCTTGAAATAGTTGTTTTTCATTGATAATTTTTTTCCTGAGTCGAGCTTCATAAATAAGTTTTTCTGCGGTCTGCCGATCTAGGTCGTTGGTTTCCAAGACTGCTTTATAAAGCTCTAAGTCTTTTGCCAAGGCAGAGGATCCTTTAAAGTTTTCTCTTACAAGCTTAATAATGAGACTTTTCTTTTTATTATCTTTTGCGACGATGGCCTTGGTTAGCTCCCTTATTAGTGCTTCAAAAATAAAAGCAGTATTTCGCTTCTTATTGTGTCTTATCTTCATCTATTTGAATCTCCGAATTTTCTAATTCTGTAATTAAGCCCCTAACTGACGCTTTGGCCTCGAATAGTAGTTCCTCGTCCTGACTATAAATAGGTTGCTCATTCTCGTAAATCCCACGAGATAAGCCCATCAGGTTCGATAATCCGGGGGTTGTCTCGTATGGCTTTGGAATGGCGTGGGCAACATAGTTGTGTTCTCTGCCATTTCTGCCGTCGCCACCTCTAAGTTTTTTGGAAACGTATCTCTTTCCTTTCGCTTTTTTGGTTAAAGATTTTTTTGTGCGGCGTCTGTTTCGATCATCCCTCTTTGCCGGGGCTGCCAAAAGAGGACCTTCGTCGGCTCCCTCATCTCCTCCAAGGTCTCCTCCGAGGTCTTCGCCGGCGTCTCCACCAAGGTCTCCACCGAGGTCTCCTCCGAGGTCTCCTCCGAGGTCTCCTCCGAGGTCTCCTCCGAGGTCTCCTCCGAGGTCTCCCATCCCGCCTCCTGCTGCTTCCTCGCCTGCTGCTTCGGCTGCTGCATTGAGTTCTGCTTCATATTTTCTGTCATGGAACATTTCTCTCTGATTTCTGACAAATTCTTCTTCTGAAAGACTGAAAAGATTTTGAGCGATCCAACGACGACTAAAGAAATTTTCAGTAGCTCCGCCGGCAATTTCAAATTTCGTCTTCCAGTGCTCCAATTCTTGGAGTTCGGCAATTTTAGACGGGTTGTTCAATTTTAGCTTGAAGCTAACAAGGTCATCTCCACGGAAACCAAGGGTATATAAGTGAACAATTCCAATTTTCTCAAGTTCCGAGACAACGGCGCGCTGTAGGCGTTGGATGGTTCTCGAAAAACGAACATCTTTCTGGGAAAGTGTTGTCTTGTCCTCGTTTGCCTCGGAATCGCTTGATAGATAAGCTGTTGGTATTTTTAAGGCTGCGAACATCTTGTCGCGGAGGTACTTAACATCATCAATATCGCCAGTAAATTGGCCGCCAGCAAGGGTTTCAATTTTTGATGACTCGCCGGCTCGAACTGGAATAAAGTAGTCCTCCTCGACAGATAAAGGATTATATCGCAAGTCGACGCGACCGGTGTCGGCGTTGACAACCTGATTTCTCTTCATGGAGGTAATCGTTTTTTGAACGAATTGCTCAACATCTTGCGGGGCGATGTTGCCAACGTCGATATAGAACACCCTTCTTTCTGCGGAGCGCACAATCCTGTACGCCATCATGGCGTCTTCCATGAGAACAAGTTGTCTCCAAATTCGGCGACCAGACTCAAGAACCGACGTTCCATACGGGGCGTATTTATCGTTGCCAAGAACCCTGAAGTGTGCAATTTGCCAATTCTCGAAAGTCATGCCTCCCGAATTCCACTGATATTGGACGTAATTTGGGTTGGAGGGATCTTCGCCCTCAAGTCGTTCGACCTCTTTAAGAGGAAGGGGAATGACGGATTTGACCCCAAGCCTCTCATCAAGGTCCATATAGAGAATAAAATCTCCGAACTTACACATTGAGCGACACCAACCAAAAAGGTTGTGCTCAAGGTTTAAAATGTTTGTATAAAGTGACTGGAGAATCGCCTTGATCTCTTCATTGTGGCAATCAATTGTCAGCATTGGTGTAATGGCCGTGTGAGTCGTCATTTCGTCAGCATAAATATCCATCGCTGATGCGATTTCTGGCATATACTCCATCTGTTCGTAATCGACATATCGCTCGGCCCTATTTTGCTGGGCCATGATCTTGGAATGCATGACGTCAAAGGGGCTATATTCTGATCTCTTGAATTGCTGTCCAGAAGCAGATCTGAAATCTGATGAATATTTGTCAAGCGCCGTTCTGCGAATCTTTCGATTCATCTGGGTGCGCCAATTGATAATTGGCCCAGAGAATAATCTCGTTAATCTTCTAAATAATTCAGATTGGGGGTTATTCGGGTTTTTCTTGTTGTCAGCCATTCTTTATCCTTTTATTAGCCATGAATATTTTTCATATTCTTCTTTTGCCTTGAACATTTTATCGTCCAGGGCTTCCTTTCTCTTATACCCTTCCATTCCTGGAATTGTTGTGTTAATTTTTGTATTGACCCTAATCATGGAGTTTAAACATGCCTTTTTATATTCTACATCTCTTTTATTGACCGTCAATGCGGTATCTCTCACCCAACACGCAATTGCCAATGACATTATTAGATCATCATTATACCCCCTCATTGCTTGAGGTTTTCCATTATACCAAATAAAAGTTCGCAATTCGTTAGAAAAACGAACCGAATATACTTTAATTAGTTTGTTTCTAATGAATTCTTCCAATTTTGCCACGATTAAAGGTCTTGTTTTTGAAGAGGTTGTAAATCCGGGAACAGCCGAGTTATTTGACACTCCCTGGTGGCTTTCCACGAACTCATGAGTGCCCTTTATAGAATAGTATATGTTCGGATATTCCAAATCAATAAGTTTTTCTAAGACGGATATTCCAATTCCAACGTTTTCCACCACTAAAAGGCAGTTTCCATATTCTTTTCCAGCTTGAGACAGTATATTACCATACATGTCCAAGTTTGGCTTGCCCTGATATTCAGCTATGACCTCCATGGTTTCCAGCTTTATAATATGAAACACCGAATAATCTGCCCCATCACCCCTCGCCACGTCAGCAACCAGAAGGTAAGAGCACTCTGGATTATATTCTTCCCAAATCCACATATTTCTGTCAAAACTTGTTCTGTATTTGGGGTCACGGACCGACGACTCTATCCAATTGATGTCGTCTGGATGTATAACGCTCTCTCCGGAGGTGTTGAAGTTACACTCAAGCTCTTGTGCAATCTCTCGGCGAGACATGTTCCTCGTTTCTTTTTCAAACCACTCCTGGTCCCTATCTGGATGGACGTCCCAATTTAGCATAATTGGATGAAAGTCATTCGAGGCCTCAGTCGCTTCGGTGTATGTCTTGTGAAACCAATTTCCTACGCCATTCGGAGTGGATAGTGCGATAACTCGACCACCTGTTGAAATTGTGGGGTATAAACCTGCCCATAGGTCCTCTAGGCTCTCGATATGGGCGGCTTCGTCGAGTACCAGCAAAGAAAGGGCCTCAGATCTGCCGGCGTCACCGGAAGTCGATGCAGCTTGGATCTGAGAGCCATTAGAAAGCTCGAATGATGCTCGGTTATCAATTGAAATATTTGCGATGAGAAGAAAATCAGGAACGTTTTTCATAATTGCCTTAACTTTCTTGACAAGATTGGCCGCTGTCTTAAATTTGGTAGCCATAACCAAAATGTTCTTGTCTATGTGAAACAACATCAGCCAAACGACATAGCCAGCGGCTATGGTTGATATACCAAGCTGTCTGGCTTTGAGGATTACATTGAATCGGTAATCGTTGAAATCTGTTAAAAGGTCAGCCTGATAGTCGTAAGTCTTAAATGGAATAAGACCTTTAATCGGGTGCGAGATTCTTGCGTAATTATTTACGAAGTAGATCGGATCTTTTCCACACTTTAGTATTTCTGCTACTATTTCCTTTTTGGATAGTGTGTATGACATTTTTTATTCTTTTAAGATTTTAATTTATCCTTAAGGCGGTTAAATTCTTCTTGTGCGCGCTCAAAGTCCAACTTGATCCACCTATAGTCTTCACCCCCGAAAGGTTCGCGCGGGCCTGAATAATTGGCAATGCCTTTCTCGTGCGCTTCATCATATTCTCTTTTGGCCGATTGAAATTTTTTGTATGCGGCGATAAGTTCATCTTTTTGATCTTGCGACAAGTCGTCGATATCCTCAAGAAGACTTTCCTTTTTGGCGAATCCGCCTTCTTTTAAAAACTTGTGATAATTAACAGCAAGAGGATCGGTAATTCCTTCACCAAGAGTCGTTACATTCTTCATTCCGCCAATTTTGTACATTTTATGTGCTGTCACAAATGT